TTACACTCCAATTTGTCTTTCTAACTATCCCAAACCTAGCTGCATAAGCTAAGGCATCTACCATATCATCATGAGATCCACTAGATGGAAAGCTAGTTAATTCTCTTTCAAATTCTACAAGCCATTTAGCATTTTTCAAAAACCATATAGAGCCATTTTCTACTCCTGCAGCAGCAGGTACAGCTCTAGCAGTTTTTGACTTATCTGCCTTTAAGTTTCTTATTGGCAAACCCTGTCTCCTAGCCATTTGAATTATACCTAAGCCAAAACTAGAATCCTCCACTCCCAACCAAGACATATTGTATTCACTTATCTTTGCTTCTATTTGTGGTAGTAACTCTGGAGCTTCTAGTCTAGCTCTGAATACATCCATTACTAATAGCTTACCACTAGGAGTAGATCCAACTGTTATTATTACAGAATAATCAGCAGTTTCTTTAATACTTAGTGCTGTGTCCATAGTGCCAAAGATACTTAGCTCACTATGCTTAACAACTTCATCTCCTAAGACATATTCAGGATCATCTCCTGCAATAGTGTCAAAATACTTAAACCATTCTCTTTTAAACATGTGTCCTACCTCTGTAAATTCTGCTAAAAACTCCTGTGCATATACTAATGAGCCTAACTCCTCTTTGGCTTGAAACAACTCCTCTGGCATTATATTAGGATTAGACTCTGTTGGATAATGATGTACTTTCCAATCATCTTTTAATTTAGCATTTTCATAAAGCTCATAAAACCAATTCATCCCATTAGGAGTAGATATAAATAAAGCCTGTCCTAAACTATCACTTAGAATTGGTCTAACTGTTTCCCAAGTTTCCTTAGATTGATAAGCAGCTTCATCAAATACAATTAAACTTAATCCACCTGCACCTCTTAATCTTTCTGGCTTATCAGCAGACTTTATCTGTATAGATCCACCATTACTAAATTCTATTCTTTTTTCTACTTCTCTAATTGTGATATATTCCTCTGGAAACTGCCTAGCTAATGATTTCATAACTCTAAATGAATCCATAGCTTGAGGATATACAGGAAAGATAACCCAAACCTTTTCTCCTGCCATAGCCTTTTCAAAAGATGCAACAATACTGAGACTTGTTTTACCCCACCTCCTACCTGCAACACAGACATTAAATCTTTTATCTTTAAGAGCTTTTAACACTTCTATTTGTTTTTCATGTAATGCAGGTGGCTTAGCTTGTATAACTTGAGCCATTATTCTGATCTATTTTCCCAATCCCAAGCCATCTGGATAGTTGGAGGCATAACAATATTAACATTTTGGCTAGACATCCCCCTAGCTTCTCTCTCTAATTCTGATGCTGTTATAAAAAACCTAACTAAATCTCCTGCATCTAACTCAGATAAATCCATTCCCTGTAGTTTTTGTGCAGCTTTAGCCTGTAAATTTCTAGCAACTCTAATCTGTCTTTCATTCATTTCCTCTATATCTTTAATCTGCATTTCTCTTTTAATTAAATCCATATAGTCAATAAAAGCTAATATTCTTTCTTGCCAAAAGTATTTTCTTGCCCATTTCTCTATTTGTGTCTTACTTTTACCTAATTCTTGTCCAACCCCTCTATAAGATCTATTTTCCATATCTCTATACACAACAAAAGCTTCAAAAGCCTTAGCACTCTCACCTGTTTGTCTTTCCCAGAGTTCTGGTATATCTAAACTATTTATATCAACCATTAATTAATTCTGCTTTCTGCCCTGTTAAATTTTCCCATCTTTCTATTATGACATCACAATAAGCAGGATCTAACTCTATTGCATAACATTTTCTTTTAGTTTCCTCTGCAGCTATTAATGTTGAGCCACTTCCTGCAAATGGATCTAAAACCCATTCATTAGCCTTAGATGATAATAAAATAGCTTTTTTTACTAAATCCACAGGCTTAGATGTTGGATGATGTTTATTTTTAGTTGGTCTATCAAAATTCCAAACATCAGTTTCTTTATTATCTCCTATATAACTAGATTTGGAGTTTTTATTCCATCCATAAAATATAAGCTCATAAAATGAATTAAAATGCCCTCTAGACAAAACTGGCTTATCCTTTTTCCATATAATTAATGTAGAAAAGTAAAAAATATCATAAAAAATAGTTGAAAATATATCTATATTTTTAAATGGACTACAAACAAACACATTTCCTTTAGTTTTTAAAGAAATATTAGTAAAAGTGTCAAATAATAAATCATGCAAATCAGCTCTTAAATCATTTTTAATTGTTAATTTATCTGCTGTTCCTCCCTCATAATCTACTCCATAAGGTGGATCTGTAAATGAAATATCACATTCTTGTTCATATAAATCTAAATTTGTTGCATCTCCACATATTAAAATATGATTTCCTAATTTATATTTATCTCCTAGTTCTGTTTTTGCTTCTTTTGGAGCTTGAGGAATATCATCTTTTTCCTCTATTTCCTCAAAGCCAATTAAATCAAATAAATCATCCTCACTAAATCCTGTTGAGTCCATAAGCTCTGGAACACTAGAAACTTCACTTAATAAATCAGCTAATAAGTCATCATCATAAGAGCCTAGTTCTGCTGTTCTATTATCTGCTAATGCAAATGCTTTAGCTGTCAATTCATCATCATCTGTTATAACTACAGCTATTTTATCCCAACCAAGTTGCCTAGCAGCTGCAAGTTGATGATTTCCTGCTATAACAACATTATCTTTTGTAGCTACTATAGGCTTTCTCTGCCCAAACTGTTTATAAGATTTTGCAACAGCTTCAATATCTCCTTTTCTAGGATTGCCCTCTAAAAAAGTTAATTTATCTATGTCTATGGCTAATGATTCTAAAGAATGATGGATATTATTCATATATAGATTTTAGCAGTATTTTAAGACTTATCTAAACAATCTGCACATAAAACTGAATCAAATTCATTCCAATAAGGCTTTAAGCACTCATCACAATCTCTTGATTCTATATAATTAGCCACCTAATTTTATTAGGATTTCAGTTATTGCTGAATTTAGTTCTTGTTCTCTCATAGCTAAATTCATAAGATCCTCTTTAGCATCTGTTATTTGTACCATTAAAACTGCTACTTCTTGTTGCAAATCATTTACTGTTTTAAATAACCAAGCTACTAACCCTGCTAATCCACCCTGCAAAATTTGATTTAAATTTACTGTTGCTTTCATTACATCACATTATTTACTAATACTACTAAAGCAGAAACAGCTACTATCCAACCAGAAAGCTCTGATCTTGAAATTTTTTGATTAACTTTCTCATGAACTTGATCAATCCTAAAATTAATTTTTTCCTGATTACTAAGTATGAGCTGCAAGAGTTCCTTATTACTCATGCCATTACCATTATCTGCCATATAACTAATTTAGAGGTAAAACACAGAATAATGAAATTCTAATGTTTTCTTTTGCTCCTTTTTCTAAAATCCAAGCAGCTTTAAGATTCTTAGGAAAAAACTCTATTGTGCCATATCTCCATCTAATACTTTTAGTCTTAGGATCTATTATTCTTTCATCTGTAGGTATAACAAACTTAACTTTTTGATGCTTCTTGTACTCAATCCCCTGATAGATCATTTCCAAAGTTTTCCCTGTAGTGCATTCTTTTAGCAATTTTTCTATAAGTAGATCTATCTAAAGCATCTTGCAGCAACCTATCCTCATCATGTTGCATATTAACATAGAATAAATGCAAGAAATTAACAAGAGTTTCTACATCCTCATCATGAAATGTTGTTGATCCTCTGTTAGTTAAAGTATGTATAGAGAAATTTCCATTAACATTCATAGTTATTTCAACTACTGTAGGAGTACCTTTTAAAACACAACTAAACTTTACACCACCTTTATGAGTTCCAAAATAAGCAGCTTCATATTGAGGATAGATCTCCTTTATGTTATCTAGTTTATCTACTAAAGTTTTTTCATTATTAATCATTAGCAATATAGACATATAGCCTATGTTTATATCATCAGCAGCATATTCCATTCTTACCTCTTATATTAAATTCTTTATTAGCCATAGCTATTCTGCCTTTGTGTCTTTGCATAATGTTATAATGATTTTGTAAGCAATCACATAAATTTTCATCTATTAAGACTCTTTGATTAAATTTTATCTCTTTTAATGGAATTTTGTATGATTTCTCTGCAATATTTGTTACTAACCAATCATTTTCAATTAAGTCAATGTTTAAACCAAAAAACCTATTAGGAACACAGTTAAGAAATATTAATCCTGCTTTTTCTCCTTTTTCTTTTAAATTTAAAACTTTACTTTCTGAAATCCATACATTACTTATATGAGAAATATCAAAATTATGCCAATAACCAACAATCTGTAGCTCCATAAAATACTTATCATCAAATATTTTACAAACAAAGTCCTCTGCAAAATCCTCCTCATCCTTTATTATTTCCCATTGATTTGTCTTGCATACTTCTTGCCAATATGGTCTAGCTTTAAGAACATCATATAATTCATACTCATCTTGTCTAAAATCTCTCCTATTGTTCTGATTTGGCATATCTACCCCAACAATGTTTGCTACTGTTCCAATGATGCCATCCATCATAAAAAGAAAGCCATCTAGCAGCTTTTACATTAGTTTCTGCATCATACATATCTAAGTCTTTATTATAGATATCATCCTCAAGCCATTTCTCAGTTCTGTTATTAAATTGAAATAAGCCCTGATCTATTGAGCCATCTCTGTTATAGCCTGTAGCATTAGCATATCCTCTGCTTTCACAATAAATAACAGTTAATGCAAGAGCTTCATCCTTTTTAAAGTGGATATTAACTAATGGAATCCACTCCTGCACCTGTTCTATTAACTCACATTGATAAGGTACTCTATATAGATCTTGATAGGTATCAATATCAAAATCTACTTTACCTAACAAAGAGCAAGTTAATAAAAGTTCAATCATCTTTCATAGCCTAAAGCTGTATAAGGATTTATAGTATATTTATCCCAAACATCCCTAGCTTTTGGGCTAATATCATAACCTATTCCAACTCTACCTAAATGTCCTGCTGCAAATACTGTTGAGCCTGAGCCACACATAGGATCATAAACTACATCATTTTCATCAGTAGTTGTAAAAATTAATCTTTTTAAAAGCTCATAAGGTATTTGATTTACATAACCTAAATGCTCTTTAGAATTACCTTTAACAATATTTATTTCCCACCAATTATAAAGATGAGTTCCTGTCTTACCAGAAGCTATCATCTGTTTAACTCTTTTATCATCTGGATTTTTGTAAGGTTGTGTAACTCTATCAATATAAATTTTAGAATCATCTTTTGTAAGCCAAACTATTGTTCTACTAGATTTAGTAAATCTTTTCTTACTAAATCTAGAATTATTAGGATAAACCCATTGAATAAACTGATGTACATTCCAAGAGCTATGTTCAATAGCTAAATATAAATCAAATATTATTTCTGAATAATTAATTAAGAATAAACTAGCATCATCAGTTGAATGATGATAGCAACCCTCAATACAATCATAAATAAATTTGTTATATTCCTCTGGAGTCATCTTATCCTTAAAATCAGATTTATAATTAAATCCAATATTATAAGGAGGATCTATAATTGTTGTTTGTATAGGAAGCTCTGGAAATTTATATCCCTCTTTCCTATAAGTTAAACTAATCATGAAGCCCAATCTTTTTTATAAGATTTATGCTTTCTAGGTGTTCCATTAGCATTTAATTTTGCTTTCTGCTTTAAAGAACAATTACATTCCTCTAAATAAATAATTGAGTTGTATTGTGTTCTTAACCTATTGATAGCTTTTCTAAGATTACCATTATCAGAAAACTCTGGATCTAAGGTACATATCTGCCCCTCTAGTTCTAAAATATATCTAATTTTCTTAAATTCTGATACATTCTTTTCCATAGATAACTGCTGAACAGTATCAAGAGGCTTATTCCTGCCAAATATTTGAAACATTTACTCCCCCTTATCAACATCTGTTCTTGCCATAGTAGCTATATCTTGAATCTTATTTTTAACAGATTGCAAATTATTTATAGATACTTCTGTCTTACTTATATTCATAGCACCAAGAGCTTGTGCTGTATAGTTTCTAGCTAAATCAAGATCTTGTTTTGTTATCTCTAAAGCAAAATCTTTTATATTATCCATAATAGCTTGAGTCTTATCAGTTATATCCTCAACTAATCCCTCAGCTTCTAGCTCTTTAACTTTATCATCTAAAGTCTTTTTCTTAGGAGCTTCCTTTTGTGGTGCTGCATCTTTAGATGGAGCAATCCCAATCATCTCCTCAGCTAAAGTAGATTCAGAGAATACAATCCTTAAGCATCTACCATTAGCTTTAGTATTAGCCATCTCAAACCAAGAATTATGATCTCTGCTTGTTTGCTTTGCATAAGCTACAGCTTTTGGCTCTCCATCCTCTTTTGTTTCATAGAATGAGCTTTTAAATATTACCCAATCATCTCCATATCCAACCATTTCAGATACCAATCTGCATTCTGGATATTCCTTATTCATTCTGCTGATTAACTCATCAACAGTTACATAGTCCTCTAAGAACTTAGGCATTTGTGCCATTTTCAACCTCCTTATTTTTCCCTAGATACTTCATTGTTCTGCAACCATCCCAAGTTGCATTTCCCCAAGCTGCAGATTCTGCAACCTGAAAACCCTGATTAGTTGTTATTGTATATAAATTAACTTCTCCTATATTTCTATTCCAATACAAGAACTTATATGTCCAACTAAATTTATTTTTTCTAATTTCTGGATAAGCATTTGCCATCAGAATATATTATCTTTACTAAGGATCTCTCCTCTTTGTAACCTTTTCTCAAAATTAAACTTATTGTGTAGAAGTTTTTCCTCTATCCATAAGCTTAAATAAGCTAAGGTTATTATTATTGATAGCAACCCATAAGCTGCTAGTCCTAAATAGATCCATTCTTGAATCATCATAGTTACCTCCTAATCAACTAATAATTAATTGTCCCATATATTTGTCATAAAGTCAATGACCAAATTAAAGATATTAAGCTCAAGCCCTTTTACTAGGCTTGAGCTATATTGAACAAGTGTTGTTGTTTTTGTTATATGTGGAACTAACCCTGTGCCACTCCCTCCCAAAAACCAGAATACTAAGTTTAGTAGCATTTAAATATGTGGAGTAATAGGCTATAACCCTAGTTTAATGAGGTGTAGCTAATCCTCTGCTATTAGATCCTAATCAACTATCTCTTTCTAAAAGCTACAGAAATAATTTACTTGTGCTTAACACTATAAACAATAGTTAAGACAAAAAGAGATAAATTGATAATTTGTTCCAGATCAATGGTAATATTATTAAGAGCAGGTAGAGATTTACATATACACCCCTTTGTGTATGTTCATTGCAACCTAATCAACCTCCACCTGCTTAACAAAAAAAGAGGAGATACAAATCTCCTCTTTTTTGTTGTTACTGTAACTAAAAAGAAATCAGTTGCCTGAGTCCTTAATTCTATTCTAGCTTACTTTTTTCTTTGCATAAGTCTTTACTACAGCTAAAGCTGCACCACCACCAGAAATAGCAGCTAACTGTAAAGCATTAGCATCTACTCCTACAAGTGGAGATATGGTTAAAGCACCAATAAATGCTTCA